CAAGCGGGAACTAAAATATTAAATGAAAATCTTTTACTTAATAATCTTATGCCACATAGCGCTGCTCAGCGCGCTTTTTGGTCTAATAAAGACAATCATAAAAAAGTCAGTATAGACCATTGGGCTACTACTGCTAGAACAATTGCAGCTGCAATTTCACCATTTACACCATAAGGAATTTATGACTACCAAAAGAAAAGCTTCAGGCATACCAAAAAATACATTTCGTTCAGCTTACAATTTAGGCAACGAAGATTATAGTGAGACGTTTAACGACGGTCTCACGGAACAACATCACACAGACCAGTGTGATATTAACAAGATATTAGCACAATTCATGGAAACAGGAATTATGCCAAAAACAAACGCAAACCCACAATACGCAGACGTATCAAACGTGGATTTCCAAGAAATGCAAAATCAACTAGCAACAGCAAAAACATTGTTTGAAGAATTACCGGAACAAGTGAAGGATACCTTCAACAATGAAATGCATAGCTTTCTAAATTTTGCAGAAAATCCCGATAACCTTCCACAAATGGAAGAATGGGGTTTAGCTGTTAAAAACGAGCGTTTAGCTCAAGCTCTACAAGCAGAAGCGGACGAGAAGACTACGTCTCTCGCCGCAGGCAAGTCGGATGATTCCGACGCGGCAGAAACAGTTCTTACTTGATAGAACTGTAACGAGTGGTCCCAAAATGGGGCCGCGAGTAAAAAATAACCTCACGAACTAAGGAGAGTGATAACAATGAGAAGACCTAGAAAAATGAACTATAAAAAATCAAAGAGAATGTTTTCACGCACTGCAGCGAGAACACACAGAAAAAACTCTTTAAGAAGCAGCCGACCTATGAGAGGCGGAATTAGACTATAACCAATGGAGAACAACTATGCCATGTTTTCACCCACTACAAGCTTGGAAAACCGAAGACGGAATTAAGTTTTATAATCCGTATAAAGATAATAGACACCACAAAGGTATACAAATACCTTGCCGACAATGTACAGGATGTCGGAGCGAATACTCACGCCAATGGGCGATGAGAAATGTACATGAAGCGTCATTACATGACAGAAACGTATTTATTACATTAACATACGATAACGAACACCTCCCGCTATTAGGTCCATCAGAAGAACACAACACTTTAGTAAAAGACCACTTTAGACTATTTATTAAAAGTCTAAGAAAACCACATAAAAAGTTAGACTGGGTACCACCAAAAAAAATTAGATTCTATATGTGCGGAGAATATGGAGAGAAAGGTACAAAACGACCGCATTACCACGCTATACTTTTTAATACATATTTTCCCGATATGGTTCCATTAGAGGGGAAAAAAAATCTATTTACATCAGAAATTTTAAAACAAATTTGGGGCAAAGGCCATGTTTCAGTAGGCGCAGTAACTTTTGAAAGCGCAGCGTACGTATCTAAATACGTACAAAAGAAAATTAATGGACATAAGAAAGACGAGCATTACAGAGTAATAGATAAAGAAACTGGCGAATACCTAGGCCAAAGGCAACAAGAATATGCAAATATGAGCCGGAGACCTGGCATAGCAGGCGACTGGCTCGCCAAATACAAAGACAGAGTATATCAAACAGATGATATTACAATTAATGGCCGAAAAATGCGGCCTCCTAAATATTATGACCGTATCTATGAAATAGACCATCGCGATAAGATGGAGGAAATAAAAAAAAATCGTAAAAAAGAAATGGAGAAAATGTCTCATCTTTTTACGAAAGAAGCTCTCTTATATAGAGAGAAAGTTCACAAAGCTCGTATGAGCTTATATAAAAAGGATAAACTATGATATTATGTAAATATACAATATATGATTCAGCACTTGAAGCATATCACCAAGATTATAGCTTGGAAAACGACGCAATAGCGTTAAGACAATTCGCCGATATGGCGAATGAAGAAACACAAATTGCCAAAAATCCAGAGGATTATTCGCTATGGCGAATTGGCACATTTGAAACAACAACCGGAGAATTAAATCCGGAAGAACCCACATGTCTTGCAAAAGCACATGAACATGTGATACAATTCAAAAAAAATAAAAAATAAGGAAATAACATGCCCATGAAAAACCCTCACAAATACAATACAAGAATCGGCTCAGCGCAACAACATCAGTTTAGCGAAGTACCACATGCCGATATTCAGCGAAGCACATTTGATAGGAGTCATGGGCTTAAAACCACATTTAATGCCGGCGAATTAGTACCAATATACGTAGATGAAGCATTGCCCGGAGATACATTTTCATGTAATCTCACTGCATTTAGCAGATTAGCAACACCAATACACCCAACCATGGATAACGCATTCATGGATACCCATTTCTTCGCAGTACCAGTTAGATTAGTCTGGGACGATTTCGAAGAATTTATGGGAGAAACAAAAACATATAAAGCAGCTGGTTCCGATAGATTAGACGGAACACCCGACTTTTCAGTCGCAGCGCCAGTACCACCGACAATAACAGCGGGTGGCAGTGGAGAAGCAGAGCAATCACTGTCCGATTATTTCGGAATACCAACAAAAGTAGCAAACTTAGAATTTAGTGCATTATGGCACCGAGCGTATACGCTCGTTTGGAACGATTGGTTTCGAGATGAAAATTTACAAGCACCAAAAACAGTATTAACAACTTCTGGAGCAGACGCAACGACGTATGTATTACTTAACAGAGGAAAAAAACACGACTATTTTACATCAGCATTACCTTGGCCACAAAAAGGCGCAGATGTAACAATACCATTAGGAACCACAGCACCAGTTGCTTATGATGATGTACACAGTCAACCAGTAAGCATTTACAGTACTCAATATTCAGCAAATAAAGATTTGCAAAGCGGAGGCCCATTGGTAACAATGGATGGCGGAGCTGCAACAGGAGAAGCTTTATATGCAGATCTATCAGAAGCAACAGCAGCAACAATCAACCAACTTCGATTAGCATTCGCAACACAAAAATTTCTTGAAATACAAGCTAGGGGCGGTTCAAGATATATCGAAGTAATAAAAAACCACTTTAACGTAACTAGCCCAGATGCTAGATTACAACGACCAGAATATCTGGGTGGCGGAAGCTCACCGGTAAATATTAGCCCGGTCGCACAAACATCGTCAACTGACGCAACAACACCGCAAGGTAACTTATCGGCCATAGGAACAACAGTACTTAGTGGCCACTCTTTTACAAAGAGTTTCACTGAACATACAATAGTAATAGGTATGGTATCTGTAAGAACAGATTTAACATACCAACAAGGACTGAACAGAATGTTTAGTAGAGAAACAATTTACGATTACTACTGGCCAACGCTTTCAACGATTGGTGAACAAGCAGTCAAAAATAAAGAAATATACGCACAAGGTACAGCAGCCGACGAAACTACGTTCGGTTATCAAGAGCGTTATGCGGAATATAGATACAAGCCAAGTTCAGTTACTGGCAAATTCCGTTCAAACGCAACAGGTACCTTAGAATCATGGCATTATGCACAGGAGTACGCTAGTTTGCCATTACTTGGTGATTCATGGATACAGGTCACAGACACAAATGTACAACGTACATTAGCGGTAGCAAGCGAACCTCAATTTATATTTGATTCGTTATTTAAACTAAGATGTACAAGACCAATGCCAGTTAATAGCATACCTGGTGGAACACATTTCTAATGGGTGATTTATTCTCAGGTATAGGTACTGCAATTGGCGGTTTGTTTGGCTATAAAGGCCAAAAAGATACAAACGTAGCCAGTGCAGAACAAGCTGCAAAACAAATGGCATTCCAACGTGAAATGTCAAATACGGCTGTACAAAGACGAATGGCGGATTTAAAAAAGGCCGGAATTAATCCAATCCTAGCCGGTTCTAAAGAGGCTAGTTCACCCGGTGGTGCAATGGCACCAGTCGGTAATAAAGCACAAGCAGCTATGACATTAGCTACATCTGCACAAAATTTATCAAATTTACGCAGACAAGAGGAGATTTTAAAAGAAACTAAATTTAAAGAGCGTCAAGCGGGAACTAAAATATTAAATGAAAATCTTTTACTTAATAATCTTATGCCACATAGCGCTGCTCAGCGCGCTTTTTGGTCTAATAAAGACAATCATAAAAAAGTCAGTATAGACCATTGGGCTA